GAATGCAAGGGTTGCAGTGATGACTTCGGGAATGATTCTGAAACCGTCCTTATAGGCAAGGTCAGCCCAGAGGGTAGGCGCATTGTCCGGGTTATTCTCTGCGGTGTCCCACAGGTCAACAGCCGCACGTTTCAGCGTACCGTTCCAGTTGATGCGTGTACCAGCGGAAATCAGAGAACCGTCCTCTTTCAGCGTGGGATGGAACTCTACAGCACGGGATGCTGTTGCATCGTCTGTGATAACAGTATTGATGTTCTGCATGATAAACAGGCGATTAACTTCGTCAGCGGTCAGCGGACGGGACTTTTCAGCCAGTTCAGCACGGGCAGATTCCTTCTGCATGGCGGTGATTTCTTCGGGAGTTAGTTCGATGTATTTGCCGTTTACATATTTTTTCATGCTCTCACCCCATAAACCTTAATTGTTGTTCCAATACCACCCAACATCTTACCGCCATCATTAGGACTGATTTCCAGCCTTGTCATACTGTTTTCTTTGTAAAGATCAGTGAAGGGGCGAAGCATTTGCTGCATGCTTGTGTCGTGGTTATACAAGAAAGTCGAAACATCATGCCAGACAAGCGCACCAATACCGGGGATAAACTTCGTGTAGTTGAAGTAGTGTCTGGTTGATGTCGTTTCATTGTTGATTTTGTTTTTACACGTAATATATCCGTTTACTTTCATTTTGATAAAGGTAAAGCCGTTTGCAGAATCGGCTGTAGGTTCACATTTAGCCAAAACATAATATTCTTTCAGGCTAATTGCGTTACCGTCCATATCCTTCGTAATTTCTACGATTGCAGTTTCTTCTTCCAGCGTAATGTCTGCAATTAACTCCCATTCCTCACCGCCAGTACCAGAACCACCACTCGGAAAATCCACCGGCTCCCACGCAGTAGGCACACCGTTTTCGTCCACTTCCGCAATCTTCACGGTCTGACCGACTTTAGCACCAGTGACGGAAGTGCCGCCGCCAGAGGATTCGGGGGTGTTATCCTTGATAAGCTGAATGATTTCTGCATCGGTGGGAACGTCTTCGGTCTTTGCATAACCGTCCAAACTAGGAATATCCGTAGTTTTGGCATAGCCGTCCAGACTGGGGATATCCGTTTTCTTCGCATAACCTTCGGGTACTTCGGTCAGATAGTTACCCTTGGGTTGCGCCCCGATGTTCTCCCTTGCCTGTGCTTTCTGCTCGTCGGTCAGGGTCTGTGCTTCATCGTAGGCAACATTCCCGCCGGAACCATTACCACCAGCCGCAACTCCGGTATCTGTCTCCCCGATGAACCAGTTGCCGTTTTCTCCGATATGGGGCGTAATGCCGTCCTTGCCGGGTACGCCGGGTTCGCCTCTCAGAGCTTCCAACTGCTCCGGTGTAAAGTCCTCATAGGTAAACGGCTCACCCTGGGGGCCTCTCAGAGATTCCAGTTGTTCCGGGGTAAAATCCTCGTAGGTGAAGGGTTCGCCCTGTGGGCCGGGAATACCCTGCGGGCCTTGTACACCCGGTTTGCCCTGGGGGCCTTGAACGCCAAGAACAACGTCCCCGTCGATTTCACCCTTCAGTTCCGGAAAATTCATCGAAAGTAAAAAATCCATTTACAACACCTCCCGGCTCTGTGCGCCTGTGACTTTGATTTTATCCGTGAATTTGAAACCCTTCACGTAGGTTTTGTTTTCATTCTTGTATTTCGGACGGGCTTCCACCTTGTTGCCGCCCGCTTCCAGAGCAAAGGTCTGTTCCTGCGTAGGCCAGATGTACCAGCGATTGGAGGAAGGATCAAACATGACGGTGCCATCCACATAGGACAGCCGCAGCTTCTCCCCAACGTACACTTCCAGATCACTCAGAAGGTCGGGGCTGAGAACCATGCCGTCCTGTGTCAGATTCAGAAAAATCGGGTAGGAGTCACCCTGCATAATCGTGATAGCCATAGTTCCTCCTATTCTGTGTACTTGACAGCGATGTAACTGAGACTTTTTCGGTAAGTGCTTTCACCCCAGTCTGCATCGTAGTCATAGGTTTTCATACTACAACTGAAACCTGTTGTGGTTCTTGTAGCGAAAATATCGATGATGTTATCGCTGCTGTCCCATGTGGTCGTATTCAGTTTATCTTTTCCCGTAGCCTCAAAAGCAAGGCATGCGGTCATTGGATAGCCGCTCTCTGAACCGCCGGTTGACAGATAGACGAGATCCGGTTTCCAGCCGCAGTTGATAGTGTTGTCGCTTTGGACTGTGCCCGTAGCCCGTTTGATTTCTGTCGCAGTCTTTACCACAATGGCCTCCACTGCCGAAACAAAGCCGTCCGGGAACGCTAAGGGTTCTGTGGTGCCGCCTTTTGCCCGGATGGAATCAGCTACTTTTGTCAGGTCGGAATCCAGTTTTTCGGCATCCGCCAGCATATAGTTTGGCATCAGTAGCTACCCCCTTCCCAGCGGGAAAGCTGTGCGATGACGGCATCCACCAGAGTTGCCCGGACTTCGAACAGCTGCTCAAGGGAAACATCCACACCTGCGACTTTCACCCGGTATAAGGGGAAATCGTAAGTGACAGCACCCATGACATTGATGTTGTCGGTGTAATATTCGGGGTCAACGCCGCCGGTCTGGTTCTGCGCGCCTTCGATAACAACGAGGGAATGGTCTTCCGTGCCGTCGGAATATCTGCGGAATCTGGCGCAGATCAGGTCATTTCGGTAAACGCCGTAGATACCGGGACTGATACTCAGACTCTGATTTCCACCAACGTTCAGCGACATTACATGTCCCTTCACGACTGCTTCACCGCCCAGAACGCGGATGGTCTCAGCGTCCACGATATTGGCCCGGAACTGCTGGTCAGTGCCCAGAACGTAATCGCCGCTCTGAATGGTCTTTTCGAAAAAGATTGCCTGTTCGATATTGAACTGGGTATTCAGAGAACGGATGACATCGCCGACAAACTTTGCCGGAGCTGCCTTGTCAGCCTGCGTCAGTGTTTCGTCCAGAATGTTGTCCAGAAGGGCCTGGACATCCACGATGTTGTTCAGTTCCGGCAGAAGGATTGTGTTGATATACTCTTTCAGGAATTTGCCGGCAAGGTCGAACTTCGCCTTGAATCCGGCAGATGTCAGGCCATCGTCAGAGCCGGGGTATTCGCCCAGCTTGGCGATGATGTCCATATCGACTTCAAATTCGGGAATTGCCATATGTTATACCCCCTCTCGGTTTAATGCTCTTTGCAGAGCGCCGTTTCCGCTGCCGCCTTGAACGGCCATATCCTGGGATGTGGTTTCCGTGCTCATGTCCGTGCCGGTGCTCATGGGATCGGGCAGCATGGCGGTCTTGGCCTTCAGCTTATCGATCAGAGCCTGCTTCTTTACCAGATAGCCATTAGGCAGACGTTCCAGGAAATCAACGGTGTCGATGCGGTCATTCATCATCAGATTCTCCAGAGTCTGAACGTTCGCCATTTCAGACCAGTAGGAGCTGGCGCCTACATCCTGCTTGATGGACAGCTGCATGGACTTGAGGATAGAGAAATCAAAAGGAACCGTGAAGTTCTGCTCCGGAAGTTCCATACCCAGAGGCTGTTCACCGGGCTTGTCCATATCCAGCTTCGCTTCCACCATTCTGGTGCCGTAGTACACCGCCATCATATCGATCCAGATTCTGGCGGCATCCTCCATGCACTGGTAGTCGTTCTGCTTGGTCAGCTCCATGGGCGTATTTGCCGCACGCTGTAGGGCGATGATAGCGGAAGTGTTGTCCGGTCGGCTGTCACCCATGGCCACATCGGAAGCGCCCAGCAGAGAATGGGTCTTGTCGAAGGCCATCTCGATAAACTGGCCGATCTGAGGAGAGAAGGAAGCACCCTCGATGACCTTGGCCACATCGTTGACGTTACCGTTGACACCGATTGCGCTGCCAACATCACCGGACCAGTTCCGGATCTTCGTCCGGTCGTAGACGATTTTCGGGAACGAGGTTGTCAGCTGAGAGATACCCACCAGAGCAAACATCTTGTTGATGAACTTCTGATTGGGCAGCAGACCGGTAACCATTGCCTGACCGTGGTAGCAGTCACGGATGTAGTCCCAGTTGATCCAGATGAGAGGATACAGGCTCAGTTCCGTATCGTATGCTTCCCGGATCACTTCTTTTTCCGTGGTCTCCATGCACCAGATGGTGCCGGTCTCGCGGTTCTTGAAATAGTAAGTAAGGACAGTCACCTTGTCATCGGTGTAGCTGTCGTAGTCGTTCTTGAATTTTTCAGAGTCAGCGGTGATATCATCGGGATTGGCCCTGGTGTAGGTCTCCTTGTCGGCCTTGCCCATTTCTTTCAGGTCTTCAATGCGCCACTGAACATCCTCCACCAGTTCCCGGCGGGCAATGATGATGAAGGGCTGCCGCTGAACTTCCCGGCAGTTGGGGTTGCCGAACATGACCCGGATGTTGTCCAGAATCTCGGCCTTGATTTCACCCTTGACGATCTGACCGTTTTCCACACTGGGGTCAAAATAGAAGTGCATGCAGCCGTCACCCGTAACAGCGGCATTTCTCAGGAATTCCCGGTTCTTGGTGACGATCTTGTTCCGCTCCATAATGGCGGCAATCTGGTGGTTAATGACTTCACAGATCTGCTCCATCTTCCGCATGGTGTATCCGGAGGTGGAGGGCATGGGTGTCACCTGGATTGCCATGTTGTCGGAGGTAATAGTGGAGACCTGGAAGTTGATAACACGCTTGAACATGTTATAGGTGGGAGTCGGCAGACCGTTGCTCTTGACACCCTCCCACTGGTTGCCGATGAAAAAGTCCTCGTTGACCTTTACCTGGTCGTACAGATTGATTTGCTGGTTGAAGCTGTAGCCTTTCTCATAGCGTTTAATGATTTCTTCTCTGGTGGGGATTTTCTGCTTCCGTGCCATCAGTCAGTCTCACCACCCTTATGATTTTTTTCCCGCTGCCGTCTGGCTGCAACGACAGGGTCAAAACCCAGAATGCCGGAAAGGCCCTGGTTGAATTCGTCCACAGCCTTCTTGGCTGCTACCGCTTCGTTGTAGTCGGGAGAGATTCCGTTCTCCAAATCAGCCACCCTTTTTTCGAACCGTTCACAGGCATTTTTATAAGCTGCTTCTGATGCAGCGTGAGCTTCGTTCTTTGCCAGAACCAACACTTTCTGTGCCGCTGCATCTGCATATTGGAGCGCAGCGGTGTTCCGCTTCTGGTTGCGCTTTTTCTCCTGGATCAGCAGGATCAAACAAACACTCGCAGCCAAAAGCGCAAGGCCGCTCAGAATCATGGTTACAATTTCCATATCGCACTCCTTTGGAGAAAGGGCCGGTGTTACCCGGCCCTATGTAGATCAGGTGTTGGGATGGTTGTACTTGGCAACGTCGGAATTCCACTTGCCTTCGGCAGCAGCGTAGGCACGCAGCTGGTCGCCGGCAGTCAGAGTGACGGGGCCGGTGTAGGTCTTGGCCTCCACACTGTAGCGGGGGTCTGCACCGTTGGTGGTGTAGTAGATGGTGGAGCCGGTTGCGGTGATGGTGGCGCTGTTGCCCTCGACATTGATGGTGGGCACGGGAGCCACATTCTCAGCCATGGAAGCAACCAGGATATCGTCAGCCTTCTTGCCCAGGACAAATGCATCGTGGTACATCAGGAACTCCAGCAGGTCGCCGTTGATACGGGGAGGATTGACGTGGCCCTTGAAGGAATTGATCTTCTTGGGTGCGATGGCTGCCTTCTTGCCCATGATCATGAAGTGGGCGTTGGCGGGCATCAGTTCGTTAATGAAGGGAACGACATCCATGCCGTAGAAGCGGCCCATGGTGCCCTTGGTCAGAACCTGAGTACCCAGCTTTTCCAGCTTCACCCACTGGTTGGACAGGGACAGGACATCCAGATACTCATAGGGGATAATCAGAGCGGCATTGCCGGAGACACGGCGGTTGCGCTGTGCGTTGCGGGCCTTGATGATGGTCTGAGCGATATTGTCCAGGGTGGGGGCAGCAGCCATGCCGTAGTGCATACCGGCATCCTTAGACCACATATCCATGCGGTACTTATCCAGGTAGGGCACGATCTGCTCTTCCTTGTATGCGTTCATGACCTCGCCGGCCTTCTTCATCTCGAACTGATCAACGTTGTTGGTCTTGTCGATGGTCAGGCTCAGGGAAATCTTGTCCCGCATTTCGAATACCTGCTCGTCATCGCTGACTTCCACGGTCTTGCCGTAGCGGGAGCCGGTGTCGATGTCACGGGTTGCATCGTAACGCTGCAGAGGGGTGGTCAGAATACTCTTAACGTGGACGGTCTTGACACCGGAGAACTCCATGTCCACCTCGTGATTGATCAGACCGTCAGTCAGGGATGCAGCGTCAAAGCCCTTCATCAGGCGCTGCATGTGCTTTTCAGCAAAATGAATGGTTGCCATAAAAACTCCTTTCGTAAGCAAAAAAGAGCCAGTAAAGCACGGTCGTGTGCGATACTGGCTCCAAGGCTCTGTTAATACAATTTACTTTTCGAACGCACTGAAGAAATCGTCCATTGCGTCTTTGGTGCGCTGTCCACCGGAATCCCGCTGACTGCTGGGAGATTTGGAGCGGTTCTTCCGGTTCTGCTCCATTGCCGCAAGCTTCTGCTCCAGCTCCGCCTTTTCGGAATCCTTCCGGGCGTTCTCATGTTTCAGGTAGGCATTGGTCAGGGACATGCCTGCCTGAATGTCGGATGTAAGACTGCTGCACAGCTCTTCCGTCAGCTGCACATCCGGGAAATGCTTCCGGAACTCTTCGACTTCCCGCTGGACACGGTCAGAGACATCCTCAGCCGCAGGCTTCTGGATCTGCTGGTTCTTCAGCGCTTCGTTTTCCTTCTTGAGTCTGGCGAATTCCAGATTCTGGCGTGCCTCGGTTTCGGTCTTGCCGTTGGCCCGCTGGAAGTTGACGTACAGCTGATCGCCCAGATCCTTCAGAGGCGTGTTGTTCTGCTCGGAAATCAGGTTCAGAATCTCCATGATTTCCTTCTGGGAATCCAGCTGCGAGCGCAGTTCCTGTTCGGTCTTCCGGCTTGCCTCAAGCTGTCCCTTCACCCGGTCGTAGTCCATGCCCTTCTGAATCCACGCAGGGGCTTCCTCATAGGTACAGCTTCTGATTTCACCGTTCACCTTCAGATTTTCGAACGTTCGTTTTTCTTCTGCTTTCTCAGCCTCAGCAGTCTCCTCTGCGCCGTCTTTTCCCGCTTCCTGATTACTTTCCTGTTCGGCAGTCTCGGCGCTCTCAGAGTCTTCCTTGGCTTCCTGGGCATTATCCAGGGTTTCCTCGGCTTCTGCGGTTTCCTCTGCGGGTTCGGTGCTGTCAGTCTGTTCGGTGGTGTCGGCCTGGTATTCGTCACCTTCGAAGCCACTGAAAAAATCACCAAAATCCATATCCATGTTTTCGTCCATTTGAGTTCCTCCAAAATAATGATTCGGCTATGGTAGGCCGTATATTCGCGCCTGTGGTGGGGCGTAAATTTAAGCGTAAATATATCCCTTCGTCACCGCGCCGCCGCACATCAGGGTATGGTAGTCCATGGGGCGGTCTTCCAGATCCTCGTCGTAGGGGTTCTCTTCCACTTCTTTCCTGCCGGGCAGGACATAGGTGATGGAAAAGTACCGCAGGGCATCGGGGCCGTGGGTGATTTCATGGGGAGTTTTGCTGACATCTTCCGCCTTGGTCTTGTCATGCTGAAGGCATTTGATGCTGTCAATCAGACTGCCGCAGGTGTTGAAGATGATCAGACCGGGTTTGCCGTCATTGCGCAGTGCGAACAGTTCCTTCACTGCGTGCCAGCCCTGGATTCTGTCGTTGGCTGCCTTGTACAGGTCAACGCCGTTCTCCGCAAAGGTCATGGCCTGGGATTTGCCGTTGTCACGGTTTCTGCTCCACAGGTCAGGCGGGGCGATGGTGTACGGGATATTTTCATCCGGCTTCGTGATAACGAGCTGCTTTCTTGCTGCCTCCGAAACCAGCTGATTTGCTTTTTCATACTGCCGGTAGACATAGCATCGTCCGGTCTCGTCCACTGCCACCCAGATGCAGAAGTGCCGGTCGAGACCGTAGTCCATTGCCCGGTAGCGCTTCCAGTGTTCCGGGATCAGGAACGGATGGCAGGTGTGCAGCCCGTCTGTGAATTCGCCGAAATAAACGCCGGACAGAGCGTTCCAGTCGCCGTAGCGGTGGGCACGCCGGACATCCTCCGGCATCATTTCCAGCTGGTCGATGTAGTCCTGGTTGATGTCCTTGTTGTCTTCGACTGTGGCAGGGATAAAAACGTAGTCGTCCGGGTTCTCCTTCTTGCGGAAATCCCTGTCAACAAACAGGCGCTTCACCCAGAAGTGGCCGATGCCGCCGGGGTTACAGGTTAAGTAAATGCGCTTCGGGAATCCCCTGTCGTGCTCGCCTTTACGGACGATGGCTGCCAGACCTCGGAATTCCTCTTCTGTGAACTGAGTTGCTTCGTCAATGCAGAGGATATCCCAGGAGTTGCCCTGGAACTTACCCTCAACGGCTGCGCCGTAGTCCGGCATGTTAGAAAACTTGATCAGACTGCCGTTGAACAGAGTCAGCTTGTGTTCCGACTTGTTGTAGGTGTGTATCTCCTGCGGCAGCAGCTTCAGCATGGGCATGATGATGGGGTTCTCCAGCTGGTCATACTCACGGCGGATAATCAGGATCTGAATACCCGCATACTGCAGGGCCAGAAGAAGCACCTTGCGGATGATGGCCCAGCTCTTGCCGCCGCCTCTTGCGCCGCCGTAGCAGGTGTACTTGGCTGTGGACAGGAAGAATTTCCACTGCGGTTCTGAGTTCGGAGCACCCAGGTCAATGGTTATGATGTTTTTGGATGCCGCCATGCCCACCTCCTCAGCAAAACAAAAAAGCGCCAGTACCAGACACCCCAATAAAGGATGTCAGCACTGGCGCATTGGCTCCGGCTTATTTGTAGTCAATCATAATTTCTTCCCGGCACCAGGGACAGAACAGAGGGAATCGAATCATTCTGGTAATGCCGGGCAATACTTTGGTTTTGGTTTTCTTCCCGCACTGCGGACAGAGCAGGAAACCTTTGTCATTGTTTTGCACTTTCTTCCCTCCTGAGTAAGTAATGGCGGAACAGGCCGGACTCGAACCGACACACCGGAATCCTCCGATGAATGGATTAGCAATCCACTGCAGTACCTGTTATGCTTACTGTTCCGTATTTGTGCGTTTCCTGAGTGATTATCGTATCAGCATTTTCGATGCATCAGAAAATGCTATTTGATACGTTTTCCACAGGCATTGTCATTTTCTGTGAGGAATCCGCAACGCTCACATAGCAAGGCGCTACCTTGCCTCTGGCGGAAGGTGCAGGATTCGAACCCGCAAGACCCCATCGCTGACGTCCATGTCGGTTTTCTAGACCGCTGAGCTACCGTTACTCTAACCTTCCGTATTGCCCGGAGAACCGGGCGCTTATTTGGGATTACGTTTTGCCTCTTCTTTGCGACGCTTCTCTTCCTCTTCTCTCTTCCTGCGATTGCGAATCATTCTTGCTGCGTTACTGGCAGCGATGATAGGAGCAGGATTAAAAATAACAGCCATACTTTACCTCCTGTTTTTTAGTAATTTATTATTTTTCAGGCCATCCCCTTTCAGAGGGTACCCGGCCTGTTTTCCCCTACCCCCTACCCCTCCAAATCAGAGGAACCAGAGGCAGTCTTTTTCCTGAACAGCGTGCTACTAATTGTATATTATATATATATATATCCTAGACTTATATATCTTGGATTTATATATATCCTAGATTTCTATAAGCAATGTAGATATATATAAAATCTTAGACTTACATAGATGCCGCAATGATTTTCAAATTTTCAGATGCGCTACAGCCCAGGCAGAAGATCTGCTGAAAGAGCGCCCTTTTTGAATTCGTTTTTGTGTCTTCTGATGACAAAATACAGGGTGCCCGGGGTCGAATACCTGGGTGGGCGGAGTGGATGTGTTGTATATATATATATTATATATATAACACCCCCGCTCTTTTTCCGCTACCCCCTGGGAGGGGGGTATCCCTCAAATGGTGGTATTGATTGATAGCAAGGCCGGCAGCAGGCCGGGCTTTCTTAATTGGCCTGGGGTCCACCCTGCCCCGCTTCTTTATTGCTATTGCCCTATGATCTGTAGTCCAGCCATAGACATTGGGCATATTCCCAACATTCCATAGTCATATTGACGAATAACACCCTCGAAATGCCGTTTAAACGACAGAAAATATTTATTTTGTTGCGTTCGCTTTTATTTCATGGCTTCCATCCATCGCTCATCGCCAGGACAACCAAATACAACCCGGATTTCGGTTCCTTTTGCCTCGTCTTCCGGTGAATGGAAATAGTCGGCGTTGATCTCCTCTTTAGCAAGCTGCTGCTGTTTGTTACAGGTTGCCAGAGTCAACGCTTTGCATTCTGTCCGGAACGCCTCCAACAGTTTTGCTCGTCCTGTGTATGCATTAGCACTCTCACTCCCCCTAACATAACACTCCCTGACAACAGCCTCAGAATACCCCAGGAACGAACAAAACATGGGCCAGCTCACCATACCGTTCTGTCCCTGTCCATAATCTTTCCGAAACTGCCGGATCTTCTTCTCCAGCTCATTTTCCGAGATTCTAAACGCGATAGAACTACCGGAATTACCGTTTCCTGCCGTAAAACCACCCCCGAAAAGTTCAGATTCCTTATATTTCCGATTATGGCAAGAAACGGGGTTTTGTCAATGATTTTCTAATTTAAATACAAATAGTTCGGTCTTCTCAGCAATTGCCTTGAAAACCCCTGAAAAGGCATCATTAAAAGTTAGGGTAATATTTTCTATATTTTATTTGTATAAATAGGTTCCGATATTTTCCCTGGAATCCTCCGGTATTTTTGACGGGAGGAAAAAATATTTTTAAAAAGATGAAATTGGGTATTGACAATAGGTTAAACCCATGTTAATATGAAGTCACGGAAGGCAAGCAGCCAACCACAACGAACCAAGTAAAAGGAGGTTATATGGCAGACAGCCAAGCTAAACGGGATTGGGTGAAGGCCAACACAACTTTCATCGGTCTCAAGTTAAATCACAACACGGATTCTGATATTCTGGAGGCTTTGCAGAGCAAACAGAAGCAGACCGAGATCAAGCGTTTACTGCGGATCGCTTTGCAGAGTGAGAAGCAGAAATAAAAAAAGAACCGGCAGTGTTGCAGCACCACCGGTTCCCAGGATAGAGGTTGCAGCCTCTTTCCAATTGCCCATCAACCACGCATCACCATAGTCAAGGAGCATTTATATTATACCTCCTTGACACCACAAAATCAAGGAGGATTTTATTATGAAAAAGACTTTCAACTTCGGCAAGATCAAATATACCAACAAATCCAAGCGCGTCAATCTGGTAGAGGTAGAGGTAGAGCTGCGGCGCAAGGGTGGCGAAATCACTTTCACCATCGACCCCAAGACCAAAGAAAAGACCATCACCGGAAAGACTCCTGAATATCTGGAGCTGAGCATTTGCGGCACCATCTGGAACGCAAGACACACGGATTGTGTATGCGGTGGCCAGTGCCTGGATACCATCGCAAAGTATCGGGATCAGCTTTCCGATCCGGAACTGTTCGATACGCTGTTTAATCTCTGGAATAACTACCACCTTAACGGGATGCACGCAGGCACTCCCGAACAGGAGCAGGCCATTGAGGAATGGAAAGCAGACGGCAACCATTACGAATATACCGCTGTTTGTGAAATGCTCAAGCGGCGCGGGCTGTACGAGGTTAATTATACCGGTCTTTCCGTTGGTAGACGGTATGAGAATGAGCCTTACAAATACGGTCACGGCTGGCTGATTCAGGAGCTGCCCGGTGACGTCCTTGTGAGAGTCGAGCACCTGCTGTCCGTGTAAGAGGTGCCGCCATGCTGAAACTTTACATTGCCCTTTGCATCATCCCCACCGTTGCCGCCTTCCTGGACTCCCTTTACGGCGGCTCCACATGGTACTGATAGGAGGTTTTCCATGAGATATACGAAGAAGTACGCGAAAGAGATCCTGGATCTCTGGAAAGACAAGACCGGATATTTTGACGGCAGCATGACCGCAGAACAGTTTCAATCAATGCTTGAATGGCGGATGGGATTCGGTCAGGCTGAGACGATCACAATCACAATGGCGTTAATCATGGCAGGAGCCAAATTTGCAGAGCTGCCAAACAACCTCGATTACCGAAAAGCCCGCTGGGAGAAATAACTATTGACACCGTAATAGGCAATCGCCTAAAATAAATACATCAAAGGAGGCATAACAACATGACAATCTCAACTGTTTTATCCAAAAGAATCAACCTTTTTCCCGATGGTGATATTTACGTCTTAGCCGTTCCGCATGATGGTGAATTTTATTCTTTCTATCTCATGCACAACAAAATGCAATCCGTGTTAAAAATGTTTGGCAGCCTGGCCGCTAAAATCCCGGATGAGGAAACGCTTTTATGTTTGGCTGTGGAGGGCTGGAACGAATACCGGGAAGAATACCTTGCAATGCTGGAGAACGAATACAATGCAGAATAATGCGATTGATGAAATTCGTTAAACAAAAAAGACCGCCCTTCCGGGCGGCCTTTTTTATTGCTGCCGACTCTCGTAAAAACCGAGATAAGCGGCTTTCCCCTTATTGGCACTCCGATAAACATTATAAAGCGTTGTCGCCATCTCTTTGTCGAAACCCAGTTTCATAATTGCCTGGATATCTTCGGCTTTGCTGGCTCCGTCCAGATATGCCCGGTAGGTATTGATATACTCCTGTGGAGTTAGACCCAGGCCGTGCCGGATATAGTCGTACTTCAGCTCCGAGTATTCCTTCTTTGCGGCGTTGGGGTCGTAGTCGCCCATAATGGCGTGCATAACCCGGTCGGTTTCCGCGTCAGTAAGTCCGGCATCCGCAACGACTGCCCGTGTGTCGATTGGTATGACAGCGCCGTTTGCGCCGGTGCCGACTACATCATCCATCCTTCTTGCCACATTGGCGGCGGTGTCCGATCTGATGCCCTCAGCGATCATATCGTCATATCTGGGTGTTTCCACCTGGATATGATAATAGAAGTTCATGGAGTCATCCAGCTGTTTCCTCTGTGCCTCGGTAATGAGGCCCCGTTCCTTTGCTTTTTGCAGATAGTGGTTCCATTCCAGGGCTTTGTCGCTGGTTTCCAGACCGTCATCGTCCCGGATAGTTTCGTAATTACCGTATACCTCGGTAAACGTGGTTTCGTTCATGCCAACGGATTTCGCAATCAGGAAGTTTTTCGTCTCGCCTTCGGCCTCATCCATGAAGGCTTTCCGCTGGTCCGGAGGAAGGTTCTTGTATGCGTTATAGGCTGCCTCCATCTTTTCCGGAGTCTGCTTTTTGCCCAGTGCGCTGTTAAAGCTTGCCTGCACAGATTTCCGGATGATTTCATCCGCAGGGCTGCCGCTGATATTGTCCATCCATCCGTCCGGGGTTTCGTAGCCATCGATAACTTTTTTCTTCGCCAGTTCTTCAGCGTAGCTTTCGGCCAGTTTTAGGGCCTCTGCCTGCTGCTTACTGGTAAGACTCTGGAAGTCGGGCCGGTTGATCAGATCGCCGTAGAAGGTCGCCACGTTTTCGCCGTATGTCTTCTGGTAGGATTCCCGCATGGGGCCGTCCAGTTTAACGCTTTCGCCGTCCACTTTGATTTTCATAGGTGCCTGTCTGTCAGGATAGATGGAGTCATCCCCTGTTGCCTCGTTCAGCTTGTCCAGATAGGTTGTGACTTCGTTGGGATGATACCGTTTGGTTGCCGTGGGATCAACGAAGGTTTCGAAGGCGCTGCCCCGTTTCTGTGCTTCGCCCAGGCCGCTGTACTTCACGGGCAGCGTTTGGGACAGACCGGGAAGCGCCGCCTTCACGCTGTTCACTGCGCTTTCGATAGCGGTTTCGCCTCTGGTGTCCCGGTAGTAGCCGTCGGTAGCCTGTGCCGTCTGCCGGACGTACTGAGGAATGAAAGACGATGCCGCGTCGCCTGCATTTCCCGCAAAAACATTTACTACATCTGTTAGATTTTCTGCATCAGAGAGGTCTTTTATTGTTTCCTCTGCTTCTGCTAACCCTGTCATGGCTGAACTGTCCAAAAGTGATTGCCAGACAGATTTAACTGTAGCTCCCGCATATTTCAAGGCATTCATGTCCTCAGTCTGTGCAATTTCATAGCCCAAGTACATCTGCGTGTTGAAAGGTTCCAGGAAGTCGAGACCTGTAATAACGTCTCCCTTCTGCCACTTTGCGCTTTCACCGTTCAGGCCCCGCATAAGGGCGCTCCAGTTGATTTGTGCGCCGCTTCTGCCCTCTGCCAGGGCAAGCGCTTCTTTGTCCCAGTCATCGTTTTCGGTTGCCTTAAGAGCGCCCATGGAGGCAGCAGCGGCAAACATGCCGATCATAGCCGTGCCGGTAACGCCTCTGCCGAAATCGGATGCCGCCTGCCGCTGGCGTTCAACAGGGATCGTCTTGCCGTCCCTGGCATCTTTGACAATGCTGATCATTTCGCCGATGCTTTTTGCCACACCTGCGGTGTAGTCAATGCCGGTCTGCATAACATTCATGGGAACATTTGCAAAAGGAACCTTGTAGTCTGCATATGCGCGCCATATCCTGCCCGAAATTGTATTTCCTCCCATATTCTTGGCAGATGACACAAAACGTGCAGCTTCAGAACCGTGTTTAACTTTTTGTTCCTCACCGTCTATCATTTCCGTTGTTTCCCAGGTGGCGTTTTTAAACGTCCGCTTATTGGCGGTAAACTGTCCCAGGGCTTCCGCTTCCTGCTGCGTCAGATTTGCGTTTTGCAATCGTGCCAGGCTTTCCTGCACCGCCGCATTGCTGCCGCCTTCGAAGATTTTGTCGGTCACTTCCAGGGCATAGCTCATGTACTTCTGGTAAGCATACAGCGCACGCATTGTGGGGTTTCCGGTTGCCCGGAAGGTTCTGCCCACGTATTTTTGATTACTTTCGTTTCCGGATGCAACACTGAAAGAGGAATCCACATCCGTTTCGATAGGGATATTCAGCTCAACACAGAGGGAAGCAAACTGCGCCGCCTCCTTGGCAGCTCTGGCGTATTCCTTGCCTCGTGTCAGATCGTTGCCGACTGTGCGCTTTCCTGTGAATTTAGAAAGCATCAGGTCAGCCAGCTGTCCGGCGCCGCTTTCACTGACCGCATCGCCGAATCCGCCAGCCACGTTGCCGCCGATATTCCGCAGGAAGGTTTTCAGAGAGGACAGCATGTTCTGCTTTCGGATGGTTCCGGCCACTTCTCCCGCTCCCCTTTTGCGGTAATCATCCGCCATGGCTGCAATCTGGGTGTTTGCAATCTTCTTCAGATCCTCAAAACCCAGCTTGCCCAGAACGCGGTTTGCCGTTGCCGTCACATTGTTGGAGGTGCCAAACCATGCCGTGGTTCTTCTGGCTCTGGCAATCTGCTTGATGATGTCCCGCATACCTTCCACGTCACCGTCTTCCACGGTGGCAATGGCAATACCGATTCTGTCAACATCATCCTTGATGCCCTGCTTCCAGGTTTCGAAATCCACGCCGCTTTTTGCATTGTAGGTGGTTTCGTTTTCACTCATGCTGTCCAGATTGGAGCGGAACGTATCCACCGCCGTTGCAGGGCTGTCCGCATTGCGCATGGTGCTGTTATTGATACTGAAGGACTGTGCCACCTGGCCAGCCTGGACACCCGTGTCTTTTCTTCTTCTCCGCAGGTCATTCAGCTTTGCAATTGCATCCCGGTCGCCGCTTGCCATGATCTGATCCAGCAGCAGCGTGGAGGTTGCCACATCTTCCGGTGTCCAGATTTCCTTTGTCAGAAGGTCATCCAGTGCGGCATTTGCGTTTTCCGGGGTGGACACTCTGCTTCTGGCCTCTGCCAGTGTATCGGCGTTGTGCTTCACTGCATATTTTGCCGCATCGGGGTTTTCCCGCAGTTCCTGCCGGTATCCCGCCCGGATATTGGGATTTGTGCTGTTGATACCGGTGTTCATGTAGGTGTTGGAATCCCTGTAATCAGGCTGTGTTCCGGTCGTGGACGGTAACTGCTGTGCCGGACTTGACGTGTCCGGTGCTGTCTGCATGTCCGTCTGAGGTGTACTGCCTTCCTGCGTTGTTGACGGAGTCTGTACAGGAGTTTGCTGCTGCGGTGTCTGTACTTGGGGTTGTGCCGTTTCAGGCTGCTGTACGGCCTGTGGTACGTTCCGTGGTGCCTCTTGCTGCTGCGCTGGCACTGCCTTGGTAGGAGTAACGTTTTCAGGCTGTCTGTCTGCAACCAGCCCAACGGACGCAAGTTCTTCGGCGTACTGCTCCTGGGTCATGTTTTTCAATCTGAACAGTTCCTGACCTGCGGTGTTGTACTTCTGTTGTGCGGCATCGTACTGGGCCTTGCTGATCCTGCCTTCGTTAAAGGCATTTTCTGCATCAATTGCTTCCTGTCTTGCCTGATCAAATACTGCCTGCTGAGTCTGCGCCGCCTTTTCCACAGTGGTATCGTAATCTCCGCCGAAATAATCGTTCTGGCTCCGGAGTTGGTCAACACGCTTTGTCTGCTGTTCCATCTGAGCCTTCAACTGTGCCAGATATGCGGCAGATCCCTTTCCGGATGCCACCTTTGCTTCAGCCTTTTCAATTTTCTTCTGAAGATCCTTTTGTGCAGCGACAGCGTGCTGTAATTCCGCGTAAACAGAGTTTTTCTGCTGTCTGGTGTTGGTGGGTGCTTGAATCTTCTGCTGAGGGGCCTGCTGAACAGGGGGCTGCTGTGCAGGTGCTTGCTGTGCTGAGGGCTGCTGAATGGGTGCGGTATCAGATTCAGGCTGAACACCCGCCAGCTGATACACAGCATTTTTGATCTGTGCTCTTTGTGCGGCACGGCTACCGACCAGCTGTGTTGCCGTCTCCTGAAGGATGATATCCAGTACTTCCGGGTCTCTCAGGATCTGTTCCGCCATGCTATTGGTGACCGTTCCGCCGGAGTTGATGATTTTATCGAGGCCCATAGCGGACAGCAGTTCTTCTCCGTTAAGAGTACCGCCGGACGTTTCCGGGGCAGCCTCAACAGGAGCCGCATTCTGAGCCTGTTGAGGCTTTACCAGATCACCCAGCATCATGTCCGCAACCTGTTCAAGGGTCGGAGGCGTGGGAATACTCTTTGCATCTGCAACGGAGGCACCCACAGAAGAAAGACCGCCGGACAGGCCGGAAACAAATAACGTGTTCGCCGCTTCATTCAGCAGATTGCGGTTCGCCGCCTCCCTGGCAGCCTCCGGGGACATGCCGCCCAGAATCAAATCCCGGACTTCCTGCTGATAGCCGGACTGCTCCTGCATGATTGCCGCCTCTGCCAGGAAGGTTCCCACAAGGGACAGTTCTTCCGCAGTGGCTTCGATACCGGCGTTCCGCAGAACATTCTTCAGGACAGTTCCTGCGCCCTGTCCCTTTGCTGTCTTGATCAGTTCATCCAGGGGGATAGCTTCCGTAGCTGCCTCGATGGCGGAGTTCACAGTGGCCAGTGCTGCCGCCTGTGCAGGGGTTGCGCCGTTCCGGGATGCTTCGGACATGACCTGGCTGAAGGTGCTTGTAGCCGCCAGAACGCCGGCACCAATTGCACCGCCGCCCATATAACCACGGGCAATGGAGTCCGCCATGGACATGATGCCCTGATAACCGACAGATGCCGCTTTTCGCAGCAGATTAGGGTCTTCCCCCTCAATGTTCTGCTGTACCTGTCCACGGACTGCGCCGGTGAACACGTCACCCAGAGTGCCGGTCTCGTTGGCATCCAGTGTCCGGTATCTGCCCGTGCTTCTGGCTGCTCCCTGAAGATGTCCCAGGGTTCCGGCAAGGCCATTCATAGCTGCCACTGGCACCGTCAATGCGCTTCCCCAAAAACCGTGTTCATTCGCAAACTGCCGGGACTCCTCTTCCACTTTCGTTGCGAGGTCTGCATTCTGCTGCCGCATAAAGGATTCTGCCAGTTCATCCACACGCTGCTGTCCGTACTTCTGGATCAGTGCTGCGGCCTGCTGCTGTGCCGTGGGCATAATGCCCTGCATTTCCAGAGTCCGGTTCTGGTCTCCGATGCGGTTCACGGCATACTGTTCCAGCATTCTCCGTTCCTCGCCAGTCAAATCCGCAATGGCAGCCAGGTCGGCTGCCATCACTTCTTCGTCCAGTGAGCGGTTATAGTCCTCTTCTGCCTGGTCCCTTGCGGCACGGAGCTGTTCTGCCTTTTCGTCCCGGATGGTCTGAGGGGTCAGAGACACATTGGTCCCGGGGCCAAAGGTAGCCTGCGCCGCCGCATCCAGTTTTGCCTTGTTCTCTGCCTCCTGTAACCGCTGCTTGTGCTCATCGGATTTGATGTAATCATCATACGCCTTCACAGCCTGCTCCATCGTGGTTTTGGCAGCGTCCTTCTTGCTGGGTGCTTCCTTTTCCTCCGTGGTGGGAGCAACGGCTTCCGGCTGTTTCACCGTGGGCGTGGTGGTAGGCTGCGGAATGGTGACAGCGGGAACAACAGGAGCTGCGGGCACAACTCTGTCCGTTACGCCTACGCCTGTTACGTTTCTGGAATCTTCATCGATTTTCTTCAGGGCCGCGGTACTTGCACCCTGTTTTTTTGCGTATTCGTATAGGTCTTTAAAAGCCATACGTTCCTCCTGTTATTTGGTCATTGCTACGTTTCCACGATTGATCGCCGCCAGAGCCGTTCCTGCCAAAGGAAGTCTGTCCGCATTGCTGACCACTGTAGTAGTTTTCGGAGCAGTGGGTGCCGTAAGTTCCGCGGCCGGAGCAGGGCTGCTACCAGAACCACCACTGTAGCTATAACCTCCGCCGCCCGCAGCCGCCGCCTGTGCCGCCTGCTGCATCTCAAACATCTTGACCTGCTGTTCAAACTGCATCTGGAGCAGCTTGATCTGCTGGAGTCTGTCCTGTTCCTTCTGGGCTGCTTCGTACAGAGCCTGCGCTCTCTGGAAATCGTTGTCCGCCTGTGCCTTGGCGATAGCCGCCGCATATTCCTTTGCCAGAATACTTCTCTGCCGTTCGATTTCCGCCATGGCATCAGCGCCCTGGTTTCGGATGCCCGTCAGGTCGCCCGCCAGCTGATTGCCGCTGGCAAGCTGTGCCTGGCCCATTGCGCCGGAGGTAAGGCCGTAGGCGTTCTGCACCTCGTTGTAATTCTTCGCCTTCTTCGCCGCCTCCACATAAGTGCGGGTCAGATTGGTGTCGGTTTCCTTTCTGGCGTTTTCCTTCTCAGCGTCCAGATTGGATACGTTGGTCTCATAGCCGGACTGGAGCGTGGCCTTCTGGCCCTCCAGGTAGCTGTCGTACATGGAATTGATGTGGGAGTCGAACTGGGACATGGAGCCGCCGGAACTTCCGCTGCTGCCGTTACCACGGCCTCCGCCGCTGCCTCTGCCGCCTCCATCTCCTCTGCCGCCGTAGCCGCCATCGCTGCGGCCTCTCTGCTGATTGCCGTACATTTTATCGATGTTCTGCTCGTAGTTTGCAGAACCGGTCTTTGCCTGTGTCATACTCACGATCCTTTCTTAGAACAGCCCATAGGGCGTGGAGATGGGTTCGAAGGATGCCGGAACCTTGTTCCTTAAGTCCTGGAAAAACTCCTGGTACCGGGCCATGAGCCATGCGCTGAGCGCCTCGTTTTCCGCACTCAGCAACTGTGCCGCCAGATAGTAAGGGAGCACAGAAAGGCTCAGAGTGTCATCCAGAGGGATGGACTGCTCAAAGTCCGGGTTCCTGTAATCCTCCCAGTCCAGCTGCCGGGGCTTGGGTCTGCCGGAAGCGGTCTGGGTGTAATTTCCGGAATAGGGATACAGCGCCGGGATCACGGAATTCAGAATGGAAATGGTTCTGAACTTGTATTCCTGGGTATCCACAGTCACGGTGGCGCCGGTGCTTTCGTTCTGCTCATCCATCAGGTGGATGGCCATATCAAATACCTGCTGTACTGTTACCATGTTTCCTCCTTACTTTGCCATGGAAGCAAACCGGATCTGCTGGTCAAATCCCAGAATGGTTGCCTGCGCACCGTCCACTTCCACTTTGAAAATCAACTTGTAGTAAACGAACTTCTTCACCTTCAGACGAACCCGGTTGATGGTGGGCCTGTCGTTGGTGTTGAATGTCCAGTCTTTGAAATTGGCGTTGCTCCACTGGAACACGCTGTTTTCAATGGTCTTTTCCATGTAGTCATCCCGCTTGTCCGTCTCCGCAGTGATGATGATATTGGAGTTGAACTGGGGCAGCACGGATACATAGATGATGGAGCTGTACTTCCGGCGGAAGTCAGCACCGAAATGCATAAAGCCGGATTCCCAAACCGCCTTGATCTGCTGCG